TTATCAAATTGTTTATACTTTAACATATCATATCGTTGAATCGTTACTCCCCCCGATGGGTCTAGAAATGCTTTTGCTTTTGTATGGTCTTGTTTGTTTTTCGAATTAAAAACGGTCATTTATTTTTCCTTTTAATCAAAGAGTTTTTCAAATTTTGCACTCATAGATGTTATAATTGGACCTTTTTGCCACACAGCGGGTCTACTATTCCAAATTTTAGTATCTAGTTTAGTATAACCTCTATCTTTCAAATATTGATTGAACCTCTTACTAGTTTCTTTTGAAGACTGGATATTACCACCTTTGACATCTTCTCCTGAAAACAAATCCCATTTATTATCAGAGTCATCTAAATCTTCATCAACCCGATAATCATCAAAGTGGCCTATCGCATCACCACCAAATCCGTTAGCGGTAATAAGAAATTTAGGACTACAATTGTCAAGGACATCTTTTAAGTGAGCAATTGGCTCGTAAAAATGCTCAAAATATTCAGATGCAAATATTACATCAACATTTTTCAATGTAGTAATCTCTGGTACAATATCAAAATTGTTATTTTGTCCTAATTTCTTAGCAAAATCATACTGCCAAGTATTTATTAAATTTGTTCCAGTTACGTTAGAATCAGGAAATATCTCTTTAAGTAACCCAGTAGTATACGCAAATCCACATCCTGCATCTACTACAGTATCTATATGACCTATCTCGTTCATTATATATTCGACTACGCTAATACCATTCATTGACTTTGGTGAATTCAGAACATTCACACTATCCCTAGAGTACATTTTCCAACAAGCCCATATATCAGTAATATACGATGGATCACCATACACTCCCTCATAATCTGGATTACCTTTCTTAACCGACCTATACCACTTATCGAATAATCTTTTAGCCGAATTAGTAGAACTATATTGGTGTTTCTTAGAGTCGGTTGATACTTTAATATGTTCTTTTGCATCTGCATATGCAATATCAAAATCTACAGGATCAAGTCCACTTGCAGATGCTATGTCATCAAAATCTTGTCTAGTTATTTTTAAGTTAAAACTCATTGATTATTTCCTTTTCAATATCAGTCATTAATATCTATTATACACCATTTAAACTATGAATTCAAGTCTTTTATATTGTACAACCGTCACAGTCCTCATCATCTATTAATCCTGGCTCTAATGGTTCATCATTAAGAGCATTTATATCTAGTTCACCTTGACCATCAAATGTATTAAAGTAATACAATTGCTTGCCACCATACTTATAAAACATTATAAGATGTTGTAACATCACTGACATTGGAATCTTCTCATCTTCAAAATGTACTGGATTATAACTTGTGTTCACTGAGATACCTTGGTCGATATATTTCTGTAATACTGCCATAATCTTTAAATAACCTTCTGGACTTTTCTGGTCCCATAGAAGTTCGTATTTGTTTTTCAACTTGTGAATACCAGGAACAACTTGCTTTAGTACTCCGTGCTTTGATTGTTTAACACTAACAAGACTACGTGGTGGTTCAATACCATTTGTACTATTACTAATCTGTGCTGATGTTTCAGCAGGCATAAGTGCCATCACTGTTGAGTTTCTAATTCCATATTCTTTAAGGTCTTCTCTAAGAGATTTCCAATCCATTCTTTCTGTGTGTTTAACTAGTTCATCAATCTCTATTTTACGAGTATCGATTGGTACTACACCATGTCCATACTTTGTTTCGTCTGATTTAGGACAAGGTCCTATCTCTTTTGCTAAGTCATTAGATGCTTTAACCAGATAATAACTCCATGCTTCTGCCCATTCGTCAACTAACTCTAAGTTAGGGTCAGAGTAATTCGTATCATTTTTAGCCAACCAATACGCAAAATTAATAATACCTACGCCCAAAGGTCTCCTATTATTTGTTGCCAACTCGGCTGCAATCAGTGGATAATTTTGATAACTCAATAGAGCATCAAGTCCTCTCACTGCTAACTCACATGGCTTTTTAAAATCTTCTGGTGATTTAATATTTCCCCAATTGATGGCACTGAGTGTACAGAGCGCAATTTCACCCTCTTCATCATGGACACTTGTTAGTGGCTTAGTAGGAAGAGTAATTTCACAACATAAATTTGATTGTTTAATCGGTGCTACAGATGTATCAAAAGAACTATGGTCATTTGCATGGTCTACATTCATCAAATAGATACGTCCAGTACTTTTACGTTCATTCATAAATGATGAAAATAAGTCAATTGCAGGCACTGATTTCTTACGAATAGATGTCTTACGTTCTGCTTGTTCATACAGTTCACGGAACTTATCTTGGTCATTAAAGAATGATTCATACAAACCAGGAACATCTTGTGGACTGAATAATGTGATGTTGCCACCTTGCATTAGTCGTTCATACATAAGTTTGTTGAATTGAACTCCATAGTCCATATGACGAACACGATTGTCTTCTGTGCCTTTATTATTCTTTAATACAAGTAAATCTTCTACTTCTAAATGCCAACAAGGGTAGTATAATGTTGCGGCACCGCCTCTAACACCACCTTGTGAACATGATTTTACTGCCGCTTGAAACATCTTATAGAATGGAATAACGCCAGTATGTGATGCATCGCCATTACGAATAGGTGAGTTTATAGCACGGATACTACCCGCACCAACCCCAATTCCTGCTTTCTGAGAGACATATTTAACAATAGCACTAGATGTTGCATTGATACTATCTAAACTATCATCTGTTTCAATTAACACACAACTACTGAATTGTCTCTGTGGTGTACGAACACCAGCCATAACTGGCGTTGGCAATGAGATATCAAATGTACTGATTGCGTCATAATAATCTTTGACCCATTTCAATCTTTCTTCTTTTGGATAATCACTGAATAATGTTGCCGCAATTAGCATATATGCCATTTGTGGCGTTTCATAAATTTTATTTGTAACTCTATTTTGTACTAAGTACTTACCACGAAACTGTTCCATTCCAACATAAGTGATGTCAAAATCTCTCTCATGTTTGATAAATCCGTTAATCTTTTCCCATTCTGCTACTGAATAATCTTTCAGTAATGCTTTATCATAGAATCCAGATTTAACATTTCGTTCAACCTGTTCAAATATATGACACGGGTCAAAGTCATTGTATACTTCTTTTCTAATATGATAATTGATAAGATTACCCGCTACCCATTGGTAGTTTGGGGTATCTACTGATATTAATTCAGCCGCGGCTTTAATTAATGTTTCTTGAATCTCGCTACTTGTGATGCCATTATAAAATTGAATATGTGACTTTAGTTCAAGTTCACTCGCTGATACGCCATTTACCCCATGACATGCCGCAAAGACTACTTTATGCATTTTCTCTAAATCAAGATTCTCTTTTTCTCCGTCTCTTTTAACTACTTGTATGTCGGTCATATTCATTTCCTAATATGTGTTAATTTCTGAATCTTCCATGCCTGCTACTCTTAACTTAATAATGTTCGACAGTTGGAAATGTTTTATTTCAAAACCCTTTGTTATTCCTAGGTATTGATTTCTTACAAGTGCTACTTCATTTATTAGTTCGCCAACCCCAACAATTTCATCTTCGCCATCTGCATACTTTTCTGCATCTCTGCTACTTAAAACTTTGTTATAATTTTCTAAGTATTTTCTCAAGTATTCGCTTCGCTTCTTGCGTAACTGAATGTTTAGATGTTCTAAAATTGCTTCTATCTCTTGTAATTGGCCAAATCGTAATTCAACATACGCAGGAAGGTATGTTGCGTTCTTTTCGATGTTTCCTTGTATCTTTACTTCTTTTTTAGCATCCAAGATTTCTTTTTCAAAAAATTGAATACAATTTGGAATTTCACTCCAGTCTTTCGTAACTTTGCTATACCAATTCATTAGTCCCAGTCTTCTTCATCATCATTATCATCCTCATCTTCAAAGAAATTATCTAGTGCGGCTTGTAGTATGTTATCACCATCAATCAATATTTCTATATCATCGGGACTCATACCAGAATCATCTAACATCCTAATAAAAACTTCCCCTGCCTCTAATCTATCTTTTACAGGGATATAAGATTTTAGATTTTCCCACATTTCGTACAGTTGTTCTGATTCCATTCCACACCCTCTCCGTAGTGTTGTATTAATAGTAGTACTCTCGTCTACCTAACAAGAGTACTGTATTTATATATTCCGACGTTAAACTTCTTCGGACAATTCATCAGATTTTTTTTGTTCTAACTCGTGCTTTTCAGCATCGAGATTTTCATCATTCCACTCACTCATAACAACATCAAGTTTTTCATCTGACCAATTCTTACGGAATTCAATCATTTCATCACCCTTCTTTGTTACATATTTCAATCTGTTACCTTGCTTGACTAGTAATCCTTTTGCTTCAAAGAATTCAACTAATCCAGAATATGGTGACATTCCCGTTTCGTATGGAATCTCAACTTGAACAGACTCAAATGGTTTTGAGTATCGTGTCTTCATCACTTTACAAGCGGCTCGAATGCCATGTACTTGTGAAGTCTTATTACCGTCTGCATCTACTTTCAACTTCAACTTTCGCATTGCTACTACAATTGAACTTGCATAGATAAAGCCCTGTCCACCTGATATCTTATCATCTGGGTCAAACATATCTTGTGATGCATAAGTATGATTTGTAGCAACTAAACCTACGTTGTAGTCGCCAAACATATTCACACTGTTACGTACTAGTGATGCTAGTGCTTTTGGTTTACGTCCCATGTCACCTTTCATATCACCTCGATTGAACTGGTCAACGTCAGTAGGTGTCATCATCATTCCTAGACTGTCAATTACAAATAAAACCTTTGGTCGATCGGCGTCTGCCTTTTCGGCGTGGTCTTCTCTGTAACCTTTCATAAAGTCTGAAATGATTTTAGCAACATCATCAATCATTGCTACATTTAATTTTAATAGTTTTTCTGGTGTAGTATCAACTTGTAACGCATGTAACCATGATTCGTCTAGTGCGTTTTCACTATCGATTAGAACTACGAAAATTCCTTGGTCTTGTGCGTGTTTTACAATATTACCTGCCGCAACGTATGATTTTCCTGCTCCACTTTCACCAGCAAATACTGTTACTTTGCCCAATGGAACGCCTTTATAGAAGTCATTAGAAATTAATTTGTTTAGACAATAATTTCCTGTTGATACCCAAGTGTCTGGGTCTCTGAAACCGACACTCATACCAGGTACAGATTTGGTTATAGATTTGCGAAATTTACTCGCATCAAATGCCCTTGCCATATAATTCTCCTTATGTTTGTAAGAGAGTGCGGAATATTTCCCACACTCTCTATTGAGTTACTTAGTCTGTCTTACGACTACGTATCATTGCTAAGATATCCGCCGCGTCTGACTTTGGTGCTTCAGCAGGTGCTGTTTCTACCGCAGTTAGAGTTGGTGCTGGTGCTGGTGTTACTGCGACCACTTCTTCTTTTACTTCTTCTACTTTTGGAGCAGTAGAAGTATTAGTAGTAGTTGGTGCAGAAGTTCCTGCAGGAACATCTAATCCATAAGGTTTATAGTGCTGTCCCCAACGAGCAGGGTCATATAGTTCACCGTCAACTGATGCTTCGAACATTTCTGTGATAATTTTCATATCATCTGAAGTTGGACGTTTTGGCATATAATCATTCAAGTCAAAAAGACCATGAGTTTCAATTGCCGCACGTTCGTCTTCATTCAGTGAACGTTCTTTACGAGACCAACTTGAAGTTGAATAATCTGCGTATTGACCTTTTTGCGTCTTAGTAAGACGGAAATCAGTACCCGCTTCATAATCAGTTGGCATGTTATCCATATCTGGGTCCATTAGAGCCGCCTTCAATAACTTGAAGATTTGTGGTCCAATGATAAACCTGCGAATTGGATTTTCTGGTTGTTCACCACCGATTGGATCAGTAGAAAGCAATCCTTGGAAGACGTAAGAACGTTTCTTCCAATATGTACGACCCATATCTTCCATCGCTGGGTCTTTAAACCAAGGACGAATTTCTGCGTGAATCGGACATGGTTCACCCCACATTTCAACACAAGGAACTTGAACAATTACTCGTTTCGAAGTATCGCCGCCTTTAACACCTGGGAAAGGTAACTTAATGACTTGGCGTTCGCGCCAAAAGAAAGTGTTGGATTGGTCTGAGTCTGGAAGGAAACGCAATACTGCTGTATTGTCATTGTCCATATTCCAGAAAGGGTAAACTGCATCTGAACCCCTATTTGATTGAGATTTTTCTGATGCTTTGTTATCTTGTGCAAGTAGTTTTGCACGTATTTCTGCTAGTGTAGCCATAGTATTCTCCTATATTAGCCTTTATTAGTTTGTTATATTATTATTAGTTTTTTTATTAGCCTAAATGTATCACATAAGTTCTAAGCATGATACTATTATACTTATCTTTTTTACAAAAGTCAAGCGTTAAATACGTCTTTTTGAAAGTTTTTTCAACCCCGAATGTAGCGGTTAAATGCCCAATAAAAAAGAAGAGTTTTAACACTCTTCTTTATTATAGCACAACTAATGGGGGTTTGTCAACTAAATAATGACAAATTTTGCAAAAGATTCTTCAAGCATTTCAGATATTCTTGTATCTGCTGATTTTGGTTCAACTTTTTCTACTGACATCTTAGACATTTTCAATAATTGACCTGCAACTTTAATTTCTTCTTTGTCAACTCCTGCCGGATTGGCACGAATGTCGTTTGCAATATCAGTCAAAAAGAATGACAGTTCTGCCGCTAAGTCATGACCTTTCTTTTTTTGCTTCTTATCAAGTAAAGTATCAACTACAACTCTATCTGATAAATCGTCAAATGTCATCGCAATCATATCGACTTTACGTTGTGACGCTTCTTCTGGCGTACGAGGTTCAGCATATTGCTTTTTGATTTGACTGTAATCATATTCAGGATCTCTAGAGTCACCGAATGAAATCGTATTAACTTTCTCACCAGTTTTCTTTACAGTTGCAGACATTATTTCTTTAATTCTGTCCACTTGATTGACTCTGCGATTAACAGTTTCTTCTTCATTTACTTTATGTACTAATGGAATAATATCTTTTAATGATTCTTCAAATGTAGATTTTGTAAACTTCTGTACATATGAATCAATAGTATCTTCAGAAATTTCTTCAACTGATTCTTCTTTAAGAGCAATACTTTCAACGAAACTAGCGTAGCCTTTTGCACCTTGAATTCTTTTGATGCTCTCTCTGATTGTATTCATACTGCGTTTAACATTAGATACAACAGAACGATTAGATTCGTTTACTAATTTCTGTTTGTTAACCACGTTCATAAATTCTTTTAATTTTGATAAGTTACTAGATAACTCTACAATAGATTCACCTACAACATCAGATGGAACACCACCAGTTGATACGTGTCTTGCCATTGCTCTAGCGCCATTTAAATGTTTAAACGGATACTTAAATCTTTCACCATCTGCGTTTTCAACAAATAGAGAAGAAATGTTTCGTGATCTTGCTCCTCTTGATTCTTCGTTTACTGCTTTTTGGTGCTTAACAATCAATCTTACATTTTCTAATGTTTGACGACTTGTTTTTGAAGAGCCCGACAATGGGCCCATGCCTTCATTGACGTTATCTGTCATGGTTTGCTCCTTATTTTGTTCAATCTTGTATGTGTAATTTTTAGGTTCGATGTGTTTTCCGAATGAACGAATATCGAAGTCTAGCATGTTAGTACGTGCCATAGATTTTAGTTGTTTCATCATATTGTTTATATCTGGATTATCAATATCAATGTCTTCGCCGATATGAAATTTTAATTCTCGTGTAGAATCATCAATATGAACCATCATATTTGGTTCTTTGACGTAGAAATATCTAGCATTGTCTGGCGTTGCCACACTCTTGCCTTCAGTAGCATCGAACATCTTCATTTGAAGACCACTACCTTGCATTAATTTCATTACTTTCGTTGCGATGTTATCTAAGTTTATAGCCATAATTTAATGTTTTCCTTTTGTAGTATTTATCAAAAAATGATAGGAAGGGGTTCATTAAACTCAACATCTACATCCAGACGCTCACCAAGTAGTTCTTCGTATCCTTCTTCGAATCTAGATATAACTTGAATCTGTCTTACACATAATAATGTTGCTGAGACTAAATCGTCTGTCTCACCTGTTTTTGCTTCATAACTTTTTCCTTTTGCTATGAATGTCTTTAATTCTCTTATTAGGTTGTTGCTTAGTGGTATCATTTTATCACTTTCAATCCAAGATTTCATCTTCATACATGCTGTAATCTTTGATTTGTACGTAGTAGTGAATCCTTTTCTCGATACACGCTGTCTACCTTTCTTTTTAGGCTCATGTAAGAACGTACCAGGAAATCTATCTTCATCCATCTCGTCAATAACAATCAGTGCCGCTTCACCAAGTGAATTATTCTCAACACTCCAGTATATTTCTGGTGCGGAATTTCCTAATTCTTTGACTTCATCGTTGATGATTGTAAGAATATTATGCATTGTTACTACTTGACCACGAATATCAGTCTTGTTATTTTGCCATTCTGCTACTTGAACTAGTTCAGGCAATGCCCAGACTTCAATTGCGGCATTATCGCCTCCAGTTCCCATAGAAGGATCTAATCCTATAACATAAGTAGACTCTTTGTTGATAGTTTCGTACCATCTAACTTGGCCAGTTCTTAGTACTGGCTCAATGCCCTTAATGCCAGACAACTTGAGACTGTCAACTAATGTCTCATCGTATGCAATAAACTGACACTCGTGTTCTCTTAGAAAACGTTCTTTTCCAACACGTGCTTCTTCTTCAATCGCCCATTTCTTATCTCTATCGGGATGTTGATGCCATAATGCTTTGTATGGTTTAAAACCATTAATACCCACTTCTGTTTCATTTCCGTAAGCATCTAGTCTCTTGTTTGCTCCGCTCCAGATCATTGCGAATTGGTCATCATCTAAGTTAGGAGTTGATGTGATAATTGCTTTACCACCTGTGGCTAGTGTTGGTGAGATAGAAGTCCAGAATTCTTTTGCTATTGTTGGTCTAACAAATGCGAACTCATCTGCATAGAGTAATGAGATTGAAAGACCACGACCAGTATTTTCAGTTGTTGCTTGTGAAATAATACGTGAGCCATTGTCGAATTCAATGCTACCTTTGTTGTAGTTTGTTACACCTGCTCTAATATAATCTGGGCACATCTCATACGCATATCTAATTCTATGCATGATTTCTTGGGCACCAGCGAACTTATGAGCGGCTATTAAGATAGTTTGGTCTGGATTAAACATTGCATACCATAACAAATATCCAGCCGCTGTAGTTGATTTACCCATCTGTCTACCTAACATAGATATAGAAAATCTATAATTATGATAAGACTCTGCTAAATCCTGTTGATAATCATATGCCTTGTATAGTATTTGCCCTTGTGTAGGATGCTGAATCCAGAAATACTGATTCAGAAAATAGAATGGGTCCGACATACACTTGCTAAATTCTAACAACTGTGTGTTGCTAAATTGCGTTTTTGCGTATGGTTTTTTAGTTAAATCTGCCAAGTTAAATACTCACTTAATTATCTAATAGTATTTATCAACAAAAAAAGCAGCCCTAAGGCTGCCTCTTATATTGTTTGAATTTATATTTTTACCAGTTAATTAAATTTCTAAGTCTTTCTTGTGATTCATTAACTGCATCTTGCATTGTTACTTCTTCATTGATTGAGTTACAACCGCAATCACATTCTGGACCACAATCGCAATCTGAACCATGACCACATGAGCAATCTTCTTTTAATTCATTGATTTGTTCTTGTGCTTTTTCAAGATTTTCTTCAACAGTAGTTTCTTCTACTTTTTCTTCAGTAGTTTCTTCTTTTTCTTCAACTGCTTCATCTTTTTTGCCATCTTTAGCGGCTAACATTTTCGCAAATGCTGCCTTCTGTGCTGGACTTTGTGCTTCTTCTAATTCTTCAGTTTCTTCTTTAACTGCGTTTAATTTTTCACCTTTTTTCTTTTTACTTGCATTAACCGGAGCAGGCTCTTCTTTCTTTGTAAGCAGGCTTGCTGCCGCCATTGATTTAATTGGATTTCTTAGAATAGCACCGCCAACTTTCTTTGCAACTGCACCTGCAACTGCACCAATTATTGGAAGTAGTTCGTCTACTCTTTCTTCTGCAAGTTCTTCACTTGCATCAAATTCTTTCATCAAGCCTTCATAAATCTCACTTTCGTCAATTGAGTACTCTAATGGATTATCACCAAGAGTTGGTTGAATTGATTTTTGTTGCTTGTTGATACTTTCAGGTGATTTTTTAGAATAATCATCTAAGTCTAATTTATCATTTGCAGGAGTAGGTTTGAATTCTGAATCGACTTCTTCTTCGATTGATTCTTCGTGTTGATGCACCATATGTGCAGTTTCCATGCCCGCTAGTTGCATCATACGTAAAATTTCTGCTGGATGCTCTGTGCTAGTATTAGTAGTCGTAATAGACTGACCGTTGTCTTCTGTCGTTGACAGGTTATAATGCTTTTTACTTTCCATTTTCGTCTCCACTGATAACTGATGCACTTGATTGTTCATCTTTTGACATCTGTTCCGGTGCTGGATCAGATTTTGGTGTAATACTTAATTCATTTTCTGTAGTATCGTATTCTTTTTTCTCTAGGTCACCCAGAAACTTATCAACAAAAGTCTTGCCGTAAGATTTGCCTTCATCTGATTTATCATCATAGTCTGTGCCTAAAACTGCTTCTTTTTCCTTGCCATCATCTTCTACTACTTCTTCTTCCCATCCTTCTGGATGAACGATAACATCAGTTAATGATACACCAAGTATATCACTTAATTGTTGCTGTAGAATGTCTGCTGATAGTGGATACCCAGTAACTATTTCAATTTTTGAAACCTTTGCGTTAGTTACGGTATCAAAGAACATTGGGTTCTTAGTGATTGGCGTAGTAGATGTCTTTGACATCGTTTTGAGATCATATTTTGATAAAAATGATTCAATATGGTTTTCTTGTGACTCATCTAAATCACAACAGAACCGCAAAGTAAATTTGTGTTCTTTTGTTGATTCTGTTAAATATTGTTTAAATGTTTTCATAATATGTTCTCTGCTAATTAATTGCTTTCGCTCTATTCTTATTTATCATTTTTAATGTCTTTCTTGGCATTCTCTATACGTTTTAGCAATTCATTTCTATCAATCGTAACTGAACCCTCACTTTCAAGTTCAGAGCCTTCTCCTTTGCCTGTTTTTATGATACTATGGTCTAACTTTGCTTTTTGAAGTTGAAGATTAATCATCTTTAATTTTCTATCTACCTTGCTATCTTTTGCTTCCATGGCTGTTTTTAGCATCTGATTCGCTGTTTCTAGCAATTTAGCACCAGCATGTACTTCTACATTCATTCCCAACTGAACTAAATCATTAAAAGCATCTAATGCCATCTTATGAATGTCATCCATCTCTTTATCGTGTTGATTAAGGTCTTGTACAAGTGGTAAGGCACTATCAATCTTCTCAGTAGTTTTCAACTCTGAGTATAGAATCTCTGTTAATTCTTTTGATTCTTCAATTGAGGGTGTTTCCTCTTTAATTGTCTCAGCAATTTCTTCTTCTGCTGGCGCAATATTAAAGGTTTCTTCTAGTTTTTTTGTCATATTACTCACTCTTGATTAATTATATACGTATTTATCAAAAATAAAGTTGCCGTTTTTTGTAGTCATAGTAGCGATACGAATAAAGGATAACGGCATCCTCACCATTCAGACATATGTAACAGCAAAGCCGAAACTTATATCAGTCCTAAGGTGTGTTATTTCTTTTTACGAGATTTAACTTCTTTTTGTTTCTTAGTGTTAGCATAGATATCGCCTTCATTAAGAACTCTAAATCTCATACCTCTTTTTTTAGCCCAATGTGTTGCGGCATCCCACTTGGCATAGTTTATTGCTACTTGTGCCTGTTGTGATCTGCTTTTTGCAAGTTTAGGATTAGATTGATTTGCTGGTTTTATCTCAATCAGTTCTGCATTCTTCTTGCCTTTTGTATCTCTGTATACGACAATAAAATCAGGAACATATACTGTGACTTTGCCAGTTAATGGATGCTGATATGTAATTCTTACTGGTTCGCTTGCCCATGCCATTACGTTTGGATTGTTATCACAAAACTGCATGAAAGTCTGTTCCCAACTACTTCTGAAAGTGGGGCTACCGCTTCCTGAGTATTTTGATGCGTTTAGAACTGTGTATTTTCCTTGATGGAACTTTGGCATTATTTAATAATTGCTCTTGCAACATAAGTGTTCGGTTTAGTAGGAGTCATTTTTCCTGTCTTATATCCGAATCGCAAAGCATTATTAAAGACGAATGACCCTAAATCATTAAAAGAAAAGTCTTCTGAGATCTCATCTACAAAATCATATGGATTTATACCATATACCTTCGCAACATTTGTAAGTTCTACTGCATACAATTCCGCTTTGGCTTCAGGAAAGCCCTTTTTCAATAATTTAGCAGTTAAGATATCAATTTTCATTTGAATTTATCCTTATACTTTATTACTCGACTTACGCCTGGTGAAAGTTCACTCGCTGAGCCTCTTTTATATACATTCTCTACTGTATCGGGTAATGGTGCAAGTCCTCCTGATGAATCACCTGGAGTGACACTATTTATTCTACTTGCACTCATGCTATCTACTATCTTTGAGCCATCAATTGCTCTGTTTGAAGTAGAAGATGCGAGTCCATTTAGTGCAACACTACGCATTGCATCTTTCAATCCACCAAATAAACTATTATTAGTATTATTGATATTAAAAGAACGATTACCAAAGAATGATGATACTAATTCATTTATCATCGAAGACCCGAAATCTGATTGTGAATACGAGGGTAACCCGAAATTGGATTGTGTAGACGAGGGTAATGCATCTACCGCTGGATTACTATCTCCTAAATCACCGAATCCCGGTACATCTGGATTATCATATGTCGCAGAATAAGGACTGGCGAATCTCTGATTATCGTCTACGCTAGGCGGAGACGATTTCATATATCTATTTTTTCTTGCAATGTCTATTACGCCAATATTATCTTTCAATTCTTTTGTTAATTCTGCAATATTTTCTGAAGTTGGATTTTGACTAGTTATATTATACAACTTCATCAATTCATTAATTTTTCTAACTTCTTGCTTTGCATCTCTTCTTTCATCGTCCATATCACGTTCTTCTTGACTTTCTTTCTTAAATCTAGAATACTCATTTCTTGGTCCTTCTGGTCCAAAATGATCAGGATAAATATCAGGAATTGGTTTATTAATAGATGTTAATTCGTCCATCATATAATCCATGCCCAATGTCATCCATGCAGGGAAATTTGCTCCATAACTATTCGAGATTATTATGTTTTCTGGTTGAACTGCCATATCGACTGTTCTTAATTCAGTGACACTATAATCACTTGGCGAAAAAGTAAGGTTGGTAACCAATGGATTGATTAATTCAATCTTTTGCATCTTTCCTGCGCCTGCATTCAAGTTATTTGAATGGGGAGACGGAGCATCAAGATTACCGAAAAAGTGGTATACTGTTATTTTTTCAAAGTGTTGATGATAGTAATTATGTTTTTCTGGATCTGGTATTCTTCTGCCATGCATGTGAGAACTTGTTAGAACT